CCCACCGCTTAACACTCCAGAAGTATTATTCTTAACAAATCCTGCTGTGGTTTCTAAAGCTAAAGCGACGCTATCACTAAAAACAAATCTATCGTTTGCAGTGTTCCATGTTAAAACTCCGTCATTGCTTGTCGTGTTAAATGTTAAAACAATATCGCTTGTCCCTAAATTATAAAACTGTACGTCTGTCGTGTCGATAAGAACCTGTACTCCACCTATTCTTATATCTCCTGTTGCCGAATCAATCATTAAAGCTTGATTGCCCGGCGTCCAATATATCTCTGCTGATGGACTTGTCGGATAATTATTGCCAAAACCCAACTCCACAAAATCATTAAATTTTTGGTTAGCTGTCCACGTGTTAGAAACACTAAAATCAAAACTTATATAATTGGCAGTGATATCTATTGGAGAAACTCCATAATACTGCGGTACTGCTGTACTAATTTGAGTATCCACATATTCTTTATTAACTAAATCAGTATCATTTACTGGAGAACTTAACACCTTCCCTTTACTATGATCACCAGAATGATTTGGTATAAAGATTCCAGATGCTATTGCTGTTTGTTTTGGTGTGTATGATTTACCAGAATTCTTAAAACTTCTTACTATTGCTTGTTCTTTGGTAGGCCTACCAGAGCCTTGACCACCCATTATAATCCTTTCCTATACCTCTCAAGTACAGTGCTCCTTTCTTGCGCTACTAAATTACTAACTCTCCCTTCTTGCTTTGTTGTGCCTGCTACTAATCCTTCTTCCACTGGCCAATCAGTCTTAATTTCTTTTTCGCCTGTTGTTGCTGTTCCTACTTCTACCATCTTATGTTGTATCGTTTATAATATTTAAAGTTCCTAAATCTATTATTAAAGTTGTTAAAATGTCGCCAAGTGTTGAAGTTGCACTTAAACCACTTACTGATCTGAAAGTAGTATTATTAGATGTAACCCAATTTCTTAAAGGTGCATCTCTTATGTTCCTGTTTGTTAAAACTCCACTCTCTTTTAAGTCCCTTATTAATGTTGCAAAGCCGTCACCAATAACTGCTAATGCTCCGTTAGCGTCAATACTTCGATCAGTGTTATCGTTTACAACTGTCCATGAATCCATAAAACTTTTATCTCCTGTACTATTACTCCCTGTAATAAGTCCAGATGAAATTAAATCGTCTACTAATGTACAAGCGTTGTCTGCAATATCCCCCAATGCTCCGTTAGCATTCATAACTCTATTAACATCATAAGCTGTTGCAGTCCAAGCAGAAGTTCTAAAGTCCCTCTGGTTACGAACCATACTAAACTACCTCTTCTTTAACCTTTTTCTTAGAATCCTTTTTTTCTTCTTCTTTGAGGGCTGGTCGCCTTTTAGCCAACTCATCGGCTTGAGCTTGCATACCCATCGAAAGATAGTGGTCATAAAGTCTTTTAGCATTTTGAAAAGTCATTTTAACTTACAGTGTCGGTTATTAAATGAACTGCTTTAGGATCAGTTAATAGAGCCTCACCTTCCTCCCATACTCTAATCTTTTTACCAATACCAGGCTCGTCGATAACTGCAGAAGTCATACCTTCAAACACTTTCCATGTACAAGCTCTCATTGGAATAAATTGTAAAGCATAGTCAGTAGTAGCATTCTCTGATACTACAACATCATTACCTAATATTTCCATTACTACTCCATCTCTTACTCGTTCACTTGAAAAGTTTGGAATGCTAGAACCTTTAGTAGATATCAAAAATTGTAATAAGTTTTGATGTTCAATAGGATTAATGTATAATACAACCTTTGAAGAGTCGTATCCTTGTGCCCTAATCTTTCTATTACCAGTCATAATGTCTAGGATTGGATCACCAGTAACTGCATCATCCCAACCATCAGCTGTTGCTGCAGTTGTTAAAATGTTTACTGGAGTTAATGATTCTGTTAATACGTTATAAATTCTTACATCAATTTGTTTTGATACTGCTCGTACTAGATCACGAACATTTGTAGCCATAATATCAACATCACTATCTTTGATATCTTCCATTGAAATCATTGGTGACTCAACGAAATACTTTCGTACATATGATGTGTTTCTTGTCCATGATTGTTCTACTACTACTGGGAGTGCTTTCTCACCAACATTTGCAATCTGTGATGCAGTAATACCACTTGTATCTGTAGAGTCTAAAAATCCAGAAGTTTTCTGATACCATCTAATCTCTCTTGCTTTTGTACTAGATACAGTAACAAATCGTTTTAATAATAATTCTTCGTCAGCAAATCCTTTTACTAACTTATCAATATCTAGTCCTCGAATTAATGCTTGTCCACTTGCGTCAGCCATTTTATGATGATCCTATTGTTCCTGTCATTGGATTTAATTCTACTAATAAAGTGTCAGTATCACTTGCTGTTTCTAATGCTCTACCAATCAAATTAACACTTGTTGCTGCTGCAGCCACTACTTCATTTGCTGCACCAGTAGATGAGATTAATGCATTACCTACTGTGATTGCTCCACCAGCTGTTGCAATAAAGTATCCTCTTGTGTACACTGCTAGAGTAGTTTTACCATCATTCGCAATCTTTTCCTCTGCAGCTATTCCTGCGATAACATCAGCAGCACCATCACTTGCTGCTACTGTATTAGGATCAGTCAATTTAAGAAGTGTACCTTTTTCAATTCCTGTACCATCTGCTACAGTAAAAGGGATAGGTAACATTGTTTCCCTGTATAATGTCCATTCTAAAGCCATTAAAAATAATAACAATAAATACTATTTAAATCTTTCTGTAAATTACTTCTCTAACAATTTCTCATCACACAATTCAATAATCTTTTGATTCATCATATTAATCCTCAAATTATTCTCAATTTCTTTTTGTGCGTTTTCTTTTGTTCTAGTCCAGAAAGCCTCTTCCTCGTTAGTAGCGATCTTTAACCCTAACTCTTTATCCTCGACAACCATCTTATAATTGATTGGACATGACTCGTTTCATGTACTCACGAGGCGTTTCTTCTTTTTGGGTTTCATCTTGTTTACCAGCATTAGTTCTACCACCGATTAATTCTGCTGCTCTAAGGTTTGATAGTTCTGCAATGTTTCTTTCGAGTCTTGCATTTTCTTCTTCCATCCTTTTAACTGCAATGTTTGCTTGCTCAATCGGGCTAACTTCTTTAGGCTGATTCCCATCATCATTACTAACTGATTCGTTTGTAACTCCTTTTTCTTCATCCATCTTTTTTACCTCCTTACAGTTTATAATCCAGAGAATGCTTGTTTTAATATTTCTTGTTTATGAAATTCTCTCTGTAATTTTGATTGGGCAACATTAGCCAGGATTAAATTCTTATAAGGCATCAATAAAGGATTTACGGAGGTAGATGTATTAAGATAATTTTCTGCTAATGTGGATATCTCTTCTGCCTCTTCAATTAATTTCAATGCCTCTCTAGGGTCTAAACCATCAAACTTTACTGCGTTTGCTATATCTCTTACATAAATTCCTTGTCCAGATAAAATATTATCAGATGCTAACCAAGCCATCATTGCATCAGTACCAGCTAATGCAGCTCCTCCTTGTAATAAAGTTTTTGTACTCTTCAATGATAAACCTCCTACATTAGTTTTCGCCGTATTAAATGCAGTTTCACTAGCACCAAAAGCTCTTCCAGCATTAGCACTGGTTACTGTTGATAAACTTCCTGTTGCTACTGTTCCCCTTATTAATCCAGATGCTCCTAGGCCTAATGCTCCAGCAGTAATTAAAGCAGTTCCAGGCTCTTCTCCTATATCATTTAATACTCCTAATCCTTCACCTGTTGCAGGTTGTCCATCTTTAAATAATAAATTTCTTATTTGATCATTAAATGGTAGATCTCCTGGTTGTTTAAAAATAAATTGACTTATAGGATCACTTCTATCCCCTGGAGGCCCAAATAATAAATTACCTGTATCTTGTTCTGGAGGTAGTACTGATTGTACATCACCCGGCAATGGCGACTGTAAATTATTATCAAAACCTTGTTCTGTCGGTATAGCTCCAGAGTCTAATAATCTTCCAATATCTAGGTTAGGTATATCGTTTAAATCTTCTACATTAACTCCCAAAAACTTTGCTACTCTTCTTCGCTCTTCTAATCCTACATCTCTAGGCACTCTCCTACCACCTTTACTTAAAATCTCTGATTGACTCTTAGCCTCATTAAATTCTTTTGCACTTACTTCTCCTGTCTTAAAAGGTTGCAAATCACCCGTAGCTTGATCTCTTATTCCTAATCCTTGACGTAACTGATTCTCTCTTGATCCTAATGCTAAATTCTTTCGAGGCCCAAAAGTTTCTTGCCTCTTTTGATTATTTTCTTTTCTACGTTGTTTATCTTCTTCTAATTCTCTCTTCCTTTTTTTTGCTCTATCTTGACTTGTTGTTACCATCCTAATGTTACCCCAGTTAAATTTATACTTAATGCTCCAGCTAGATATACCATGATGTACTTAATTAATCGTAATTCCTTTTTCATTAAATCAAAACTTTCCTTTAGTATCTGAACTTGCTGTTTTAATAAAAATAATTCTTCTTCACTCATTGTCCTACTCCTGCTGTTGTATCATTTTGTTGGAATGCTGAGTTACCATCTTTCTTCTGATCAGACAATAACTCATTCTCTAAGCTTGCGGGGAAATCTAATTCTATAGTTAATCCTAACTGGTATGCTGTTTGCTCTTCAACATATAATTGTTCTTCTTCAATATTTTGTTGAAATGCTAAATATGCAATCTTAGCGCTAGCCTCAGTGAATTCACTACTACCACCGACGATAATCTGTGGTACTCTCGCTTGTTGGTATAATTCTGTTCTTAATTCTGCAATCCAAGGTAGAGGATTCAATGTAGCGTTTGGAGCTACTGTTGCTACCTCTTGTTCAACAATACCCTTAGGCACATAAATATTTTCTGTATTATCGTGAGCCTTATCAATTGTACTTTTGAATGATGCTATCTCTGTTGGATCGTCAGTGTCTAAACTCCAAATCCTCATAGGTTTTACATGACGATGCATTAAAATCTTCAT